CTTATGAAAAGGTGTATGTGGTTCGCTCTCTAGTTGCTACTCGTGAGATTGGTTTTCTTCCTGGAGACCATGAAGATAAGTCTTCCCTTTATCAAATCCCATACAAGAACATGGTGAAGTACATGTTTGAGATGGCAGATGATCAAGAGTTTGAAATGCTTTACGGAGCGTTGAAAGCACAAGAGACAATTCGTTTCTGGTCTACTTCATTCCTCCGTGGTACTACCATGGACAACTGCATCATTATCGTTGACGAGATGCAGAACTTGAATTTTCACGAACTTGATAGTATAATTACAAGAGTTGGTGAAAATTGTAAGATTATATTCTGCGGTGACGCAGCACAATCTGACCTTGTGAAGACCAACGAACGAAATGGAATCCTGAACTTTAAGCAGATTATTATGGCAATGACTGAAGACTTCGCAACTGTGGAGTATGATGTCAACGATATTGTGAGATCTGGATTCGTTCGTAATTACATCATGACTAAAATCGCACTTGGTATTTAATGTTCATCCATCTAGATAATTTACAAGGTGAAACTGATCTGAAGGCAACCATGATCGATGGGACTCGTTTCTATGAAGTCCCATCTGGAAAAATGTATCCTTCCATCACCTCTGTCACGAGTTTCTACAACCGTGAAGTATTCGTTGAATGGCGAAAGAAAGTTGGTGATGAGAAGGCAAACAAAATTACTAGAGAATCTACATTTAGGGGAACCAAGTTTCACGATGCGGTAGAACAATATGTGAAGAATGTTCCTATCAAGGACATTCCTATGCTCCCCTCAACTAAATTTTTGCTCCTTTCGGCAAAGGAAAATCTTGATCGTATAAATAACATACATGCTTTAGAGAAGTCACTGTATAGTGACTATCTTGGTCTTGCTGGTCGAGTTGACTGCATCGCAGAGTATGATGGAGAACTTGCGGTCATCGACTTTAAGACCTCGACGAAGATAAAACCCGAAGAATGGATTGAAAATTACTTCGTGCAAGAGACTGCTTACGCTTGCATGTACTATGAAATGACTGGTATTCCAGTTAAGAAACTTATTACTATTATGGTTGCCGAAAACGGAGAGTGTAAAGTCTATGAAAAACGCAACAAGGGTCACTATATTAAACTTCTCACAGAGTACATCCGAAAGTTTGTCGAACACAAAACAGGAGCCTATGGAGAATCAAGTTGACGACCTCATTAAGGAGAAGTTCTTGTGTCAAGCAAAGTTTGCACAGGAAATTGAAAGTCTAGTTAAGACTTATAACTTTAATTATATTGATGCAATCCTCACATTCTGTGAAGAGAACAAAATCGAGATGGAATCAGTTAGTAAACTGATTTCAAAACCACTGAAAGAAAAACTCAAGTACGACGCAATTCAACTCAACTTCCTCAAGAAAACTACAAGAGCAAAACTTCCGTTATGATTTCTAAAAGTGAACTCATGCATTATAAAATTCAGGCAGCAATGCGTGAAAATGCATGGATTGATAATGAACTAGAGTATCTTGGCAAGCGTGGTGGTCACCACTGGTATTTGATTGGTGGTGAGCACCAAGTCAAAGCAGAACAAATTGAGGACTTTGAACAAGTTGATGATGACACCGATTGATGTTTACAAGACTTACCTTGCGTTCAAGAACCACTTTACTAAGGTAAGTTATAATTATTTCAAGTATTCTGGCAAGTCAAGAGCATCCAAAGAAGCGTACAACAATCGTAAAGATCGTTACTTCTTTGAGAGAATGTCTCGTAAAAAGAGTGACGATGAAATCAAAGAGTATTTCCTCGCCAACTTTATCGAGTGTGATGATCCCGATCGTCTGTGGATCGGTGAGATCATTTCATCTGGAGAAGATAGTTACAAGTCCTGGGCGAAAAGGTTCCAGGGTTTAACCTATCTTTTCCAAACGGAAGTAGAAGTATTTTTTCAGAAAGAAAACTTTCAAGACCTGTTCACTGTAAAAGGTCAATCGCATCCTGAGGTGCTGAAGAAGCATCTGCAGGGTGCTTTGTCTATTGAAACTATGGTAATCTTGGACATGATTCTTGATTACACTACAGACTTTGACAAGAAACTTACTGACCCAGTGTGGGAAACCGTAAGTCTCAAAATAAAAAAATATAAACCCTTTCTAAATATTGATGTTACCAAATTCAAAGCAATCTTAAAAGAGCAGGTAGTATGAGTAAATTTTTTGACTCCGAGGTAGTAAGAGAATCTGTATTTGAATTAGAAAGACTTCAGACACAGTTGTCAACTGATCTGTTGAATCTTGCAAACTATGATTATGAACAGAGGAAGGAGCACCTTGAGACTCTCAAGACTTTTCTTGAGAAACAAAAGATTTTTTTCTTCCGTGTATCTTTGTCAGATGATCCCGATGCCCTCCTGATTAAGGAGAAGGTCATCGAGACAGCGAAGATGTTTGGTTACAACGAGATCGATGGTATGGAAAAGTTCTTCGAGACACTGGACCACACCATCGAGAAACTCCAAAAATCCCTTGACAGGTAGTAGGTCATCCTCTATAATAAACCTGTCGTTATCCAACGAATCCTAATCCATCCTAATCAATCCTATGTCTTTTCAAAATCTTAAAAAGCAATCCCGCACTGGTTCCCTCACCGACAAACTGATCAAGTCTGTCGAGAAACTCAACGACAAAGGGGGCAACGGTGCTGACGAGCGTATCTGGAAACCTTCTGTCGATAAGACTGGTAATGGTTTCGCCGTCATCCGCTTCCTTCCTGAAGCAGAGGGTTGCGATCTTCCTTGGGCACGAGTCTATACTCATGCATTCCAAGGTCCTGGTGGTTGGTTGATCGATCAATGTCTGACCACCAAAGAGCAGAAGTGTCCCGTTTGTGAGTACAACTCTGGTCTGTGGAATAACGGCACTGATGCTGGCAAGGAGCAGGCACGCAAGCAAAAGCGTAAACTGTCCTACTACAGCAACATCTATGTTGTGAGTGATCCTGCTCACCCTGAGAACGAAGGCAAAGTCTTCCTCTACAAGTATGGTAAGAAGATCCATGACAAGATCATGGAAGCAATGAAGCCTGAGTTCGCTGACGAAGAACCCATCAATCCCTTCGACTTCTGGACTGGCGCTAACTTCAAACTCAAGATCCGTAAGGTCGCTGGTTACCAGAACTACGACAGCAGTGAGTTTGCTCGTCCTTCTGCACTCTTCGATGACGATGAGAAACTGGAGAAGATCTACAACAATCTCCATGATCTCAACGAGTTCCTTGATCCCAAAAACTTCAAGTCTTACGATGATCTGAAGAAGCGTCTTGACTTTACTCTTGGTATCCGTGGTGTTGCTAAAATGCAAGACCCTGAGACTCAGGAAGAAGAAGCACAGTGGGAGCGTGAGCGTCGTGGAGACTACTCTGAACCTTCTACCTCTTCCTATGAAGATCTGAGTGAAGGTCGCAGCAAGTCATTCAACGACCCAGACATCACTCCGTCAAACAATGAAGACGAGGATGATTCCCTCAACTACTTCGCTAAACTGGTCAACTCCTGACCTTTACACCCTCCGAAAGGAGGGTTTTTTTATACCCCAAAATCTTTAGGATTGTAAGTTTCTTTGGTTGTTCGATCTAAGTATTGTGATGAAGACTCGTATTTCATCATGCTTCTCATGTCACTGACCAAAGCACTAACATATTCTTCTTTCAGTATACGAATAATTCTCTTCGCATCATTTACTGTTCTTTCATACTCATAGTTTGAAACAGGTCCTGCAGCAGAAATGTCTTGAGTTACCCCACCTATTGGAGTGTATGAAAAGACAAAGTTTTGATCCACTTCAAGTCCAGCTTCAAGAACAGTTCTATTGTATTGATCTCTGATTTCTCTTGTTTCATAGTGATGGACTTCTGCTAAAGCAGATTCTGATCCATACTTATCAATCATGTGAGTATTAAGATCATTATTGCTAAGAGGCCATTCATCTCTAATGCTTGTGATGTTATTGACTATCAAAATGACCCAATCCAATTCTGGATCATCATAGAATTTATTTGCAAGAATGTCAGGTCTTTCACCCTCTTTAATTACATAGAAATCATACGCTGTGATTGCCCTATCTACATCAGTTCTAAGTTTTGCTCTTCTAAAAATGTTCTTTACAAGAATTCTTTCGTCACTTCTAGACTTATCTTTAAGAAGTGAAACTGTAGATATGTTTGGTAATTCGTTAAAGTATGCCATCAGTATCCTACCTCCGAATCTGTAATTGAATAAAGATCACCAAGACTTTCAGGATCGGATGGATTTCGTTTTCTATTTGAAATTGCAGAAACTTCTGTGTCATAATCTGAAGCGTAAATTGGTTCAAGTTCTTGAACTCGTATTGTTAACACTGTGCTGACTGGTTGTCCGTCTTCATATGCAGCCCAACTTCCACCTGGAGCATAGTTAACAGAAGTTCCAGTTACGGCACATGTTTTAAGTTTATTCACACCTTCAATCAAGTTACCATTTTGTGTTTTGAATTCCAACTGAAACACATTAGGAGTTCCTAAGAAAAGAGTTTTTTCACCTGCCTTGCTTGCAAGTGTCTTTGCTGCCATTCCTTGCTTGAAAAATCTAATGATGTTCTTTACTTGTTCTGCCTCATTCTCATCTCTTGGACTCATTTGCCAACTGTATTGAAACTCTCTTAATGTTGGAGCGTTGAACAGAAGTTCCATATTGCTATTAGGAACAACTCCTATTCCTCTAGAAAGCAATGCTTCTGGTGAAATTTCAACACCTGCCATTGAAAGAATTCTAGATCCAAGAGCAGATGAAATGTTAAGTCCTGAATCACCTTTAGTTACTTGAGATCCAATATCTTTTATTTGATTTATAAATCCTTCTTTGTCGCTAAGATTAGGAGTCATTCCTACTAAAGCACCAAGAGTATTAAGACCTTGAATTCCAGTAAGTCCACTAATTGCTCCTCCAGCAAGAGCACCTACAGCAACACGAGCTGGATCTTGAGTGTACCCAGAGACAATTGCTGCAGAGAGATTATTCATCACATCAGATCCCCAGCTGACATTGTTGCTGTCTGTAAGGTTATTGGGCATTGGCACTTTAATTGTGCCCACATGTCTTTTCAAAGGACTTGTTCTTTGTGTTCCATATGTGTAATTTTCTAGTGGTTTATCTGAAAATATTTGATTTTTTCTTGGGGGACTGTAATTGTACTGAGAAATGCACATGTAATCTTGTCCAAAACTCTCACCATAAGTATTATCTCTTGGATATGCTGCCTGTTTTGGTATACCTTTATCTCCTTGTAATCTATCTTGAATATCATCTGGATTTATTTTTAATATATCAGATGCTGCTGCATAAG